TTATCCATACGAAAAGACAAGTTCTGTCGTGCACAAGAACGCTCGTTTGGGTCAATCTATCACTGGTATTCTGCAGTGTGATGAGAAACAGATCGGCTGGCTGTCTGATGCATATTCGTTCTTGAAGGAATATGATAAAGCTTATAGTGCCGAGAACGGTTGGAATCCATCTGTCCGTCTTACAACGGTACAGCCATCAGGCACTCTTTCGCTTCTCCCAGGTGTAACTCCCGGTATCCACCCAGCTTTTGCTCCGTACTATATTCGCAGAGTTAGGTTTAGCTCGGTTGACCCGTTGGTCGATGCTTGTCGTAGAAGAGGTTACAAGGTTACTTGGGATATGGGGCTTGATGGTCGAGAAGACCATAGTCGGTATGTTATTGAATTCCCATGCAAGTCTCCTGAGAACTCAATCCTTGCCGCCAATATGACTGCGATTGAACAACTTGAGTGGGTTAAGAGAATGCAAACTATTTGGGCGGACAACGCTGTTTCGGTAACGGTGTATTACCGCAAAGAGGAGCTGCCTCTGATTAAAGACTGGTTGAGTAAGAATTATAATTCTTCCGTAAAGTCGGTATCTTTCCTGTTGCATGTCGATCACAACTTCGCTTTGCCTCCATATGAGGAAATTAGCAAGGAAGAATACGAAAAAGCATCGGCAAAGCTAGATCTTAGCGTTCCACTTCAAGAAAACTCAATGGATTTGACCATTGACTTTGATGATTGCGCAACAGGTGCTTGCCCAATACGCTAAAAATATTAATTTGGTGCGAGACAAGTATCATTACCTGTTAAAACTGTAAAATATTTGACAACTTGTGTCGCTATTGTGCTTTATTTAAGAAAAATGATGTACAATAGATTTAATGAGCATGGATGCGGTAAAGAATAAAAGGATTTGGGTTCCTGAAAGGACTTACGGTGTTTGCATTTGGGTTCTTCCAGATGGTCAAGCATTATCGGATGGTGATGGCTTTCTGTCAGCAGAAGGTTTTGTTGGCGATAAAGACATTGAAAACAGAGTTCTTGCCGCCGCTAAGTACTGGACTGGAAGTGACGAGGGTGAGGTTGCTTGGGTTCATGGAGCGAGAAAGATTACTGCATCTGAAAGAGATGATCAGGTGGATAGATTGAATAATGGTCACATACCAGACCCGTATGAAGATTTTTTTGACGGATTGAGGAAACATGGAAAATAAAATAGTGCATGTAGTTGATGAGCCAGTAACGGATGAGATTGATGATTTATCATATTTTGGATTTGACTCCACTCCTGTAAGTGATGACCCATTTGCAAAAATTGCATATTCAAGTCTTTCCCCAAAAATGAAAAGAAAAGTATCAAGGCTTGCTAAGAAATATGAGGGAATTGATGGAGTAGCAACAAAGTATATTGACCCAGAGACTCTTGATGGCTACAGTCTTTACGATATCGTAAACCCGCCGTATGATTTAGACAATCTTGCGGGGCTTTATGATTCAAGTGCAATTCACAATGCATCTATTGCGGCAAGAGTCATGAATACAGTTGGCCTTGGCTATGAGTTTGTTGAAACAATTAAAGCAAAAAGGAAGTTAGAGAAAGTCTCGGGCGATCCAGAAAAGCTTTCTCGTGTTAGAAAATATATTCAAGATGAAAGGCAGATGCTTGAAGATATTTTTGAAAACACTAACAAAGAAGAAACCTTCAATGAAACAATGGTAAAGATTTGGCAAGATGTTCTTACGATTGGTAACGGCTATATGGAAATTGGTCGTAACAATGCAGGGGAGATTGGCTATATTGGTCACATTCCAGGAACACTTATGCGTGTTCGCCGTCAAAGAGATGGTTTCGTTCAGATTGCTAGGAGCAATAAAATTTCCGCAGTGTTCTTTAGAAACTTTGAAGATAAAGAAACTGAGGATCCAATCAACACCGATCCAAATCCAAATGAGATTATTCATTTTAAAACATACTCTCCAAAGAATACATATTATGGCATTCCCTCGGCAGTTTCTGCCGCTGCTGCAATTGTTGGAGATAAGTTTGCAAAGGAATACAATATTGATTACTTTGAAAATAAAGCAATCCCGCGTTATGCAATTATTCTAAAAGGTGCAAAACTTAGCAATAAGTCAAAACAAGAATTGATTAACTACTTTAGAAAAGAAGTGAAGGGCCGTAATCACGGGACCCTTGTTATTCCGATTCCAGCCTCTATTGGTTCTGATAGTGATATTAAATTTGAAAAACTTGAAGCCGGCATTCAGGATTCATCTTTTGATAAATATCGTAAATCAAATCGTGACGAGATTCTTGTTGCGAATAGAGTCCCTGCTCCGAAAGTTGGTGTGTATGATAACGCCAACCTCGCCGTGTCTAGAGATGCAGACAAAACATTCAAAACTCAGGTGATCGGTCCAGATCAGGCGGTTATTGAAAAAAGATTGAATCGTGTTGTTGCTGAGTTTAGCGACATGGTTGTTTTACAGTTTAAGAGAATTGATTTGATTGATGAAGACATTCAATCTAGAATCAATGACAGATATTTGAGAACGGAAGTTATTGCCCCGAACGAAGTCCGCCAGCAGCTCGGCTTACCTGAGCGCACGGATGGTGATGAGCCATTGCCGTTCCCAACAAAAATTAAGAAAGAGCAAACTGGTGCGGGAGCCCCAGTTGGTAATTCTAATAATCAAGCCTCGCAGCCAAGAAATGCCAGGTCGGATACGCCAGAAGGCGCTTCCGACCCGAGAGCGTCTGGTGATCAAGCAGAAAGAGGCGAAGTACAAGATTCCACAGGAGGTAATCAATGAGTCATACAATGGGTATTATTTTTTCAGATACGGCAGTAGATAGCACAGCAAATACTGTGTCTCTAAACAATCATACTGCGAGTATTTACTTTCACAATACAAATGAAAGCACGGATGCAGTGGTAAGGCTGAACGGTGGACCTCACGAGGTTCTAATTCCGGCAAACAAAAACTATGTCGAAATCCCTGGTGATTATACAAAATTTCAGGTTATGACAGCGGGCGTAACACTTGCTGTTTATGCTGTTGCATAATTTGCTTGCATTAAAATAGTGTATTATACTGGTTTTAATTATCTATATGAACGACTTTAATATTTCTTTCCCAATTGAAATGATTAAGAAGGAACAGCGTATTGTTTCTGGCATTGCAACTGCAGATAATATTGACAAATCTAATGACATTGTTGACTTTGCTGCGTCTGAAATTGCATTTAAAAACTGGCAGGGCAATATCCGTGAAATGCATGCCCCCATTGCTGTCGGCAAGGCCATCAGTTACAAGCCATTGAAGATGAAGGGCGCTGACGGTCAGGAATATAATGCAATTCAGGTTGAAGCTTATATTTCTAAAGGTGCCGAGGATACTTGGCAGAAGATCCTTGATGGCACACTTCGTGCATTTTCTATTGGCGGCAGAATTACCAAGAAAGAAGTGATGGCTGGTAAAATGCACAACGGTCGTCCTATTTCAATTATTAAACAATATGACCTTGGCGAGCTGAGCCTTGTTGATAACCCAGCAAATGCCCTCGCAACTATTGATCTTGTAAAAATGAATAATGATGGCGGATTGAATTACGCACTTGACTGCGACCTTGATTGCCAAATTGAAAAGGCAAAGCAACCATTGAAAGACCCGAAGGGTGGATTGACGGCTGCTGGCAGAAGACACTTTAAACAAACAGAGGGCGCAAACTTGAAGCCCGGGGTAAGGGGTGCAGCCAACACTCCAGAGAAGATGCGCCGTAAAGGCTCCTTCCTCACTAGATTCTTCACAAACCCATCTGGCCCAATGAAAAAGCCAAATGGTGAGCCAACACGCTTGGCTTTGTCTGCCGCTGCATGGGGCGAACCAGTCCCGCAAAATGCGCAGGATGCCGCTGCTTTGGCTGCAAAGGGAAGAAGGATGTTGGAAAGATACGCCAACACTAAAAAGAAGAGTTTTTCAGAAAATGACTTCGATGACTCCATGTTAGATACTTTACTGGAGATTATTGCGGGTTCAAATTATGAAGAAGTCGTTCAGAGTATTTCTGAAAGTCAGGAAGACGATATGATTGATAATGATGTTGTAAACATGCTTCTGGACGATTTGTATGAGGAGTACATGATGGAAATTGAAAAATCTAGTAATTGTGGATGTAATGTCGATAAGGAATTGCATAATGTTGAAAAATATGATAATGTAACACCTATGGATAATTTGTCAGAGACAGATACAAAACTGTCTTTTATCAAGAAGTTTATTAATTGGTTAGGTCCGATTGATAATTTAGGACTGGAAAAGTCCGAGCATAGTACTGAAGCTTCAATTGAAGCTGAAGTGAATGTCGAACAAGTGGAGGAACAAGATATGGATATTGAAGTTCTTAAAGAAGCCCTTGGTTCAGTCATTGATCAAAAGCTTAACGACTTTGCGACTTCATTTAAGCAAGAAGTTGAAGAGAATGTTAATGCCAAGATCGAGGAAGTAACTAAGAGTGTAGAAGCTCAGAAAGTAGAGTTGGCTGAGAAGTTGGAAACAACTGAGAAGGCTCTAGAAGTTCAAACAGCAAAAGTTGAAGGCTTTGCCCAAGCTGGTGCTGTGAAGAAGAGCGTTGACCCAGAAGACGATGAAGAAGGCGAGGAGCTAGTAAAGTCCGCACCAACATCATTTTGGGGCAACATGTATTTGCCACAGGGGTTAATTAGCTCCTTAGGCTATAAGTCATAAGGTAAGGAGGAAAAACTACTATGGCAACACAAGAAGAAATCCTTGCAAAGGCTAACGAAGTAACTACGAGTGTCGTTGGCAATGCATCAGGTGGTCTGCTTAATGCAGAGCAATCAAATCGTTTTATTGATTTCGTAGTTGATCAATCTAACCTCATGAAAAATTCCAGAGTTGTGCGTATGCGCACACCAACAATGGACATCGACAAGGTGTCGGTTGGTACAAGACTCATGGCTAAGGCAACAGAAGCATCCGATACCGGTACTAATGCTGCAGTGACTTTCACAAAAGTTTCGCTGTCCAGTGTTAAGCTTCGCCTTGACTGGGAATTGAGCACAGAGTCCCTTGAGGATAACATTGAAGGTGCTTCCTTGGAAGATCACCTTGCTCAGATTATGGCTCGCCAGACAGCAAACGATCTTGATGATCTTTTGATTAACGGCAATACATCTTCGAACAATGCACTCTTGAAGGCACTTGATGGCTTTACAAAGTTGTCTCTTGCAGGCGGCACTGTTGTTGACGAAGCAGGAAACAATATTTCCCGCTCAACATACGACAGAGTTCTTCGTAACATGCCAACTAAGTACCTACAGCGTCGTAATGAGTTGAGGTTCTTTGCAGGTGCAGGCGTTGTGCAAGACACATCGTTTAGCTTGCAGAATCCAAACTCGGCAACGGCAGCAACCGCTGGAGCTCCAGCTCCAGGTTCGACTTACGGTGAGCAGGCATTCATGAATGGCTCGATCCGTGCGAACGGCGGTCCAGGCGCAACTGGTCTTTCACCATATGGTATTCCATTGATTGAAATTCCTTTGATGCCAGAAACAGTTGCTGGTGATTACTCACCAACATCGGGCAGCCATGGTTATGTAGAGCTTACATTCCCAAATAACAAGGTGATCGGTATCCACCGCGATATCACACTGTACCGTCAGTTCCAACCAAAGACTGACACCATTGAGTACACACAGTTCATGCGTATTGCAAACAATGTTGAGAATCTTGATTCTTATGTGATTGCAAAGAACGTCAAGCTGCGCACTCTTTAATATAAATAATTAATGATGATGGGCGGGGGTGATTATACCCCCGCCTATTATTATGTTAAATTGATTTAAGTTCATTTGAATGATAGGATTGGTATATGGTAAATAGAGATAATGTTGTAACAAGTGAGTCTGTACTCCCAAAAAAGAAAGTAGCTGCTAAAAAGCCGGCTGCACCAAAAAAGAAAATTGTTGACGAAGTTATTGATGAAGATTCTACTGTTGTTGAATCTGTGATTTTTACAAATAATGAACAAAGTGTCCTGCTGTATTTTGAGAGCGGGGCTGGATATATTACAGGTTCTGGATTTAGATTTACCAGAGCTCAGCCAATGGGTGAAGTTTCTTCTGATGAAGCAAATAGCTTGTTGAGACTTCCTAACTTCAGATTGCCTAATGACGAAGAAAAGGAAATGTATTATAATAATCTGGAGGGATAATAATGGCAGGCAATCTTACAAACTATCTTGAAAATAAACTGATTGACCATTTTCTTGGTACGACTTCTTATACGATGCCGGCTGATGTTTATATTGCCCTATTCACAGTAGCTCCAGCGGATGCTGGTGGTGGAACAGAAGTAACTGGGGGCTCATATGCCCGCCAAATTGCAACATTTAGCGGAGCATCAAGCGGCGCAACATCAAATGATTCTAATATTGACTTTACTGGAATGCCAGCGGCTACAACAGTAGCGATTGGCATTTTTGATGCTTCAACGAGTGGAAATATGTTGTTGTACGGAACGCTTACAACTAATAAAACAACAGATGCTGGGGATACTCTAAGAATCGCAACAGGCGATCTTGATATCAGCATTGACTAGGGGATTGGTATGTTGAGAAGAGAATTTACAGGAGCGGCGTTGAGAACCAACTTGAGTGCTAACATCTCCAATAGCGCCTCGTCTTTCTCCGTAACAGATGCTGAAGGGTTTCCTTCTGGCTCAAATCCGTTTGCTGTTGTTGTTGATCGAGGCACATCTGATGAAGAAAAAATGTTGATCTCTTCAAGGGCCGGATCCTCATTTACAGTTCAGGCGCGTGGTTATGATGGAACGGTTGCGAAATCACATACATCTGGAGCTTTTGTTGATCATATTTTAGACGCTGTGACTATTCAAGATATGAACACCACAACATACGATAATGAAGTTTTAATGTGGATGGGGGCGTAAATGGCTAACTTAGTTCCTAAATCATTTTATCTTGGTAATACAACTGGGTCTAATGTTTACACGGTTGCAAACACTGCCGGAAATTACTCGATTATTAAATCAATTAATATTTGCAATACAAGTAATACCGATAATGCTACTGCGGATGTTCACATTCTGATTGCAGGGGCAACAGCGGCTGCAAATAATAAAATCATTAGCAATGCAGTTGTAATCAAAAATGATGTTCTTTACTACAATACATCTATTGTCATTCCGGCAAATAGTAATGTTTATGTTGCGTCAAGCAACAGTGCTTTGACTTTTAATATTAGCGGGGTAGAATATGCCTAATCTTGTTAATAGCGGCGGCAGTGGGAGTGGTAATGCTTCTGGAGCTGCATTTATGTGGGATCCAAAGAAGCATGAAATTCTTGA